AGCTAAAAATATGGTTTAATATGTTACTATCCGAACATCTCCAATTTCATATCAATAATAGAATTTGCGTGGCTGAATCTGTTTTCAGACCAGGAAGCGAATCACACGTATCTTTATTAACAGAGGCCCGTTCTTTGTACCTAGAAGGAAATTTAACTCTAGACAGAGCAACTGCTCTTTTGTTTGAAGCTACTGATCTTGGATTAACTGGATTATACGAGGGAGAAATTGTACCCCTGGATATGCCATTAGAAATTTTAGACGAGGCAGAATACCGTGGGAAGAAAGTAAAACTTGGATATCCTATGCGTGGAGGCTCTAAAAAATTCTACGTTTATGTTAAAAATCCAGCAGGAAACATTATCAAGGTTCAATTCGGAATTCCTGGGATGAGAGCAAAAGTTAGCGATCCTGAACGCAGAAAGAGTTTTGCAGCTAGACATCAATGTCACAAAAAGAAAGATAAAACTAAACCAGGATATTGGGCATGCAGAGCTAATAGATATGCTCATCTTTGGGGTGGTAAAACTTATCCTGGATACTGGTAATGAAACCATATACACAAGAAACATCCAACAGTTCCATAGTTAGAAGGTTTTCCCAGAACATAGACCCTACTGAATTATTATGGCACAGGGATCTGAAAAACAGATCAATAAAAGTGCTAGAAGGATCCGGATGGAAAATACAATTGGAAAATGAATTACCCAAGGACATGGATAATATTATAGTTCCAAAGAAGGTTTGGCACCGGGTCATAAAGGGTCAAAGCGATCTTGTAATACAAATTGAAGAGTGGGATTGATCTATACCAATCACTAAACAAGATTTGAATCTAATAAATATATAAATCATGAAACAGTCTGAACATAAAAAACTTTCCCGAGAAGAAAAGAGAGAAATAAGAAGAAAAGCAGCTAAGGTTATGGGAGATAAATTAAAGTATTATGCTTCTATCAAATCTAAGGACCCAGAAGAAAACGAGGATATTATAGAGAAAGAGAAAGAATAATACGCGTATTCGCGTTATTGATATATAAGGGATATGAAAGAAGAAAACTCAATCAATCCCTTTTTAAGTGGGGAAAAGAACCCAAATTCTAAACTGACAGAATCTCAGGTACAAGAGATAAGAGACCTTTACAAGACAGGATCTTTTACAATGGTTCAATTGGCAGAAAAGTTTGGAATGTCCAGAAGAAGTATCTCTGCTGTTATTAACAAGGAGCGATGGAAACATCTTCAATCTTAAGATATAATATAATTCACTAGAAAAGAATAATGTACATCTTAGGAATATCCGCATTTTATCATGACTCAGCAGCATGTCTATTTAGAAATAATACTCTATTGGGAGCTGCTGAGGAGGAGAGATTTACTGGGATCAAGGGAGATTCCTCATTCCCACTTAAAACCATCAAGTGGCTCTTCAGATCTAATGGAATCTCTATAGATGATATCAGCGTAATTTGTTGGTATGAAAACCCGGATTTAAAAAAGGAAAGGATAATTGAAAATTTCAAAAAACATCCTATTAAGAATCTTCCTAGAATCATAAGGTGGATATTCAACAAAGATGCACAATTTGATCTAAAGAATTTTCTTAGGGAAGAGATTGGATTTAATAACACCTTAAAAGTGGTTGATCACCACCTTTCCCATGCATCTTTTTCTTTCTTCACCTCAGATTTTGACGACTCTAACATTCTTACTGTTGATGGGGTAGGTGAAAAAGAAACACTAACTATATCCAAAGCAAGAGGGAATAAAATCTCTAAATTACATTCCGTTAATTATCCAAATTCTTTAGGACTTTTCTATTCAGCATTCACCGCGTTTCTTGGATTTAAACCGAATGAAGGAGAATATAAATTAATGGGGCTGGCGGCATACGGGGATTCTAATGTATTCTACAATAAGCTTAAATCTCTCATAGATTTTAATTCTGGGGATTTAAAGATCAACATGAGGTATTTTTCCTGGCACGTTTCAGAAAAAACAATGTTCAATGAAAATCTTTTAGAACATCTTGGAATGCATCCCCGAATCCCCGGAGATCCAATTTTAAAAGAGCATAAGGATCTTGCAGCTGCTGTTCAGAAAATCTACGAGGATATATTTTTGGAATTTGTTAATTTTAGTTTTTCTTTAAACCCTTCCGAAAATCTTTGTCTTGGAGGAGGATGCGCATATAACGGATTAGCTAATGGTCTGATAAAATCTAGAAGCGAATATAAAAGAACATGGATTCCTTTTTCCCCGTCGGACGGAGGATCTGCTATAGGAGCTTGTCTTTTTTACATTAACATAATTAGAAGACAAAAAAGAAAGGGTCCTTTATCGCCATACCAAGGTCCAGATTTTAATGAGCACAGAATTCTATCAGGTATTCAGAAATTTGATAACATAGATTTCGTCAAAATGGAAACCTCAGATCTTGTAAATGATGTTGCTAAAAAACTTGCCGATGGAAATGTTATAGGATGGTTTCAGGGAAGAATGGAATTTGGATCGAGAGCTTTAGGTAACAGATCCATTATAGCATCTCCCCTTATAAAAGATATGCAGGATAGAATAAACCTTGTGATTAAAAAGAGGGAAACATTCAGACCATTTGCCCCATCAGTAATAGAGGAAAGCGCAGATAAATTTTTTGATGTCCCAGGATATGTTCCTTACATGAACATGGTGGTCAGGGTTAAGCCTGAATGGGATTTACCCGCTATCACACACATAGACGGAACTGCTAGGGTTCAGACCGTGAATAGGCATGATAACCCTAGATATTATCATTTGATTAAAAAATTCGGGGAGTTAACGGGAATCCCCGTTATTTTAAATACATCTTTCAATTTTAAGGATCAAACCATAACTTTGCATCCTGAAGATGCCATAATTAGGTTTTTAGACTCTGAAATGGACCATCTTGTTTTAGGTAACTTTCTAATCTCAAAAAAATGATAAAAGATTATATTCTAAGAAGAAATGAAACATTAGTTTCTGACTGTTCCAAGGAGCAAAAGACCCTCTGGAAGGATGAAGTAGTGGATTTCCGTCTAAATGGTCATTTGTCACCATTCACCCAAGAGATGTTTGGCTTACATAGACATACCATATTTCCGACTTATCTTAGTGCCAAGACTTATCTTAGGGCATCAGAATTTAAGCTCGTATTTGAAGCTAAAATGAGTAATAACGACCACATAGTAGCAACACATAGCCAGATATTCAATAAAATCCACAGAGATCGTTTGCAAGAAGAAAAAGGTAAGCTTAAAATTCTAATAAATGGCGGGGAATTAAATCATTATGGTACATGGAGTACTAATTCTCTTTCAAACTTTGAATCCCTTCGTAATTTTTATTTCCTAAATTGGATGCCATCACAGCAAGCTAATTTAATATAAACTACATCTATATATACTGAAACACTTTTCTTAAAGTGTAATAAAAAATGTAGTATGATTATAGTAAACGTACAAGAATGCTCATCAATCGAGCAAGCTCTTAAGATTTTTAAAAATAAAATATCAAAGACTAATCTAGTAAAAGATCTTAGGGAAAGACAGGCATTCACTAAACCTTCTGTTAAAAGAAGAAAAGAAATTCTTGGGGCAAGATATAGAGAAAAAATTGTCAAAGGATCAGAAAATTAAGAGTACCCCATGGGAAAAGATAAATGCGTTATGTGTAGCGAAGAAACACAGTATGACTTTTCAACCCATATAGATTTGAGAACAGGATACATTGAGGGAGTTGGACAATTATGTTTTAATTGCTATGCTACAGGATCTGCAAGAAAACAGATTATAATAGATCACAGAACCATCATAGATACTCCAAATGATATGGAGCTGGGTGCAAAGGTTCGGAGTATATTTTTTGAATCAGCTAATATCATACCTGATCTAAAATGGGAAAATGCGAACGAGATAGATGCCTAAATTAAAGAAGGATTTTGAGAATTTTCTTAATAGATGCGTAACAGGTAATTGGGATTTTAATTTAGATGGATCAATATCCATCGAGGGAGATCTGGATTGTTCCTCATTTTTAAAATCTTCCAAAAAACTAAATACTGGGTTTTTACCTAAGATTAAAATAAAATCAGTTTCTGGGGATTTTAATTGTTCGAACAATAATCTAATCTCTCTTCAATATAGTCCAGAATTCGTAGGAGGATCCCTCAAGTGTTATTCCAATAATTTAAAATCTTTGGAATTTTGCTCTTCCAAAATAGGGGCAAATCTCGATTGTATGTACAACCAGATAGAAAACTTATTTGGCTGTCCTGCTGAAATCTTTGGGAACATCGTTTTAGATTTTAATGAATTGAATGATCTGCAAGGAGGACCAAAGATTGTCTCTGGTGACTATCGTGTTTCTACCAATCAGCTAATATCACTTATAGGATCACCCATCGAAATAGGGGGATCTTTTATTTGTGAAAACAACAATCTAGAATCCTTAATCGGAGGACCTAAAACCATTGGAAAAAATTATAGCTGTTCACAAAATTATCTTACTGATCTTAAGGGATCCCCTGATACAGTAGGTGGTAATTTCTGCTGCTCTAATAATTCTATACATTCCCTTGATGAATCACCATTAAAAGTAGCAGGAGGATTTGATTGCAGAAATAATAAGCTTGAATCCCTGAAGGGATGCCCAGAGTTTGTTGGTGGTGGATTTAATGCCTCTAATAACTCTCTAATCTCTTTGGAAGGACTTCCCCCTATCAATATAGAAGATGTTATTATTCAATCCAACAAAATATCAGATAAGTCCTTTTATATTATTGCTAAAGAAGTTGTTAAAGGAATACCTTATAAGGTTTCTCTTGCTCTATCGTGGGATTTGCTCGATTATATGGATCAAGAAAATCTTAGTCATTTTCTAGATTACAAGGAGGTTTCTGAATTTATTATAAAAATGTATACTGATGATCCTATCGGGATAACTAAAATCTATGATCGTATCCCAGTTCATATTAGAAAAAAGGTAATGGATCAAATTAAAAAATCCATTGAAGAACCTAAAGAATTTAATCAAACACTTCAAAATGTTTCGGATCTGATCTCATCGGGGATCTTTGATGATGATATATAAAACATGAAACACGTCAAAACCTTTGAGTCTTATAACGGCGAAGATGGCATTCCAGATTCTGCCAAGGATATGTTTGATCTTTGGACCGATATAGTATTTGATAGCTATAAGATAGTTCACCATTTCCAGCAACTTGACTGGGAAAAAACTGATATTATCGAACGTCACGATCATCAGGTAGAATGGGCTGCAGAAGCCTATGATGAAGATGATTTTTTATGGTACGTAAATATTGATGTATTCGATGGTCATTTTGAGGAGGTCAATTATGACTCATTAGAGCTAGAGTCCGATTCTGTTGGTAAAATGGTAAATCAGGTATTTGATAAGGTACGAGAGATAGACCCCTCAGCAGTAAATAGAAAAGTTGAGACAGAGAGGGATAGTTTTGGAAAAAAGATTACTGTAAAAAAAGATTCAATCAGAACTAATATCTCCTGGCAAGAATTTACTAATTTATTCGAAAAGGTTTACCCACAGAATGATACTGATTATAAATTAGGATTCACATTTAAGCTATTAGGAGGAGATGAAACAAAAATAATCTACTATGTAAAGCTTACAGGTAAAGAGGGATTTTGGTCACTCGTTTAATCTCTTTTGCTTTCGATTAGATTGCTAATTTCTATAATTTTTTCTTCATCTTCTACCATTTCCTCGTTGTCATCAAAAATATCTATGGAGAAGTGGCCACTAAATAAATCTTCCATAATTAAAACAGTATATTCTTTCCCATCTTCCGTGGTAACATTATAGGTTAGATCCGACTGCATTAATTGAACTGTGGCCATAACAAAAAACGACTGGGAGCCCAGTCGTTAGTAATTTTATTTTTTAAAGGACTCTTACTTCTTAGCCTTATTAACCTTTTTGGTTTCTTCCTTTGCCTTTTTAGGAGCTTTAGTTACCGGCTTTTTAGCTGCTGGCTTTCTAGCTGCTGGCTTTCTAGCAGGTTTAGCTTCAACAACCACATCTAAAACTGGAGATTCTTCTACTTTCTCTTCCACTTTAAGATCTAAATCTTTTTTAGGCTCAGCTACAGGAGCTTCTTTCTTTTTAGAAAATTTCTTGTAACCAAAGTAAGCTAGGACTGCTACCGCTGCTACTGCTAATAATATTTTCATGATTTGTACTTATTTGATTTATATATTCAAAAAATGGCCAAAAAACCAGGTCATCTGTGGATTAACGTCATTTTTCTGTAATTTTATGAAGAAAATATCTATGATTTAGTATGAAAAATAAGATAATGCTCATAAAAACGCCTCTGCTGAAGGGGGAGGTTCGAGAAATCGCTCCTAATATATTTGGAGTAGTGGTTAAGGATCGATATCAGAGGGGTATGTTATTTTGTAGATATCAGGAATTTTATGAATCCCCGTATAAAGAAATCAGGGGAAAGCATTTTACCCTCGAGCAATATATGGATCTTTATAGAATAAAAAATAAGAAGCATTCTTTCACATACCCTAGTGATTGGTCAGGATATAACATACCATCAAAAACTCTTTGGAAAGCACTGGACGTGTTTGGCAAATCCGAAAGACGAGAATATGACGAAATAATGTCTTCAATTATACACTCTTGTGAAAACTATCCCCTCAGATTTGATAAGCCCAGGGTCAAGAGATGGTACCTTCTAGGAGCTGATAGTTTTGATTCATCTACTATGGATCACGAGATTTCCCATGGACTATACTACACCAACAAAGAGTATAGAAAAAATTGTGATTCTCTTATCTCTGAGATAAAGAAGGGGGATTATAATAAAATGAAGAAACAGCTGATCAAAATAGGATACGCTGATGATTCAAAGATAATTGATGATGAGATTCAAGCTTATATGTCAACCGGGCTAATCAGTATCTTCGATATTAATTCGCTTAAAAAATACACCAAGGGATTTGAAAAAAACTTTAAGATCTATCGGAAATAAAAGCATATATAAATTATGATAGCAAATAATGAATACATGGAAAACATTGCTAGGAAGCTAGATTCCCTTAATAAGATTAATGGATTCAACCCCCAAAGCAATACCATATTAAAAGATAATTTTGATGTAATAGATTACACAGGACAAGCTGCAATTAATTACATGAAGAAAAAACAAATAGAAAATCAATCGGTGCAACCAATAATTGATCCTCTATTTAAAGATCATAATACATATTAATATGGAAGTAGAAAAATTAGAAAAGAAGAAATTAAAAAGAGGAATTGCAGACAGGGACTGGAACAAACATCTACCAAATCCGCTGTTACCTGAGGAGATAGTTTATATTCACCCTAGTCAAGAATCAATAGACACAAAAAGATATATCAGGATCATTCACTCGGAAGAAATGGTTTCTTCTATATTCAGTAAGGAGTATTTTGAATAAAAATATATAATCTATGGGATACGAAATAAAATTACACGTTGGAGAAATTTCTTCGGTAGATCAGGAAACATTTTTAGAAATAGCATGTGTTGATGTTTCTAAAATAGGAACAGGTCCATTAAATCATCTTATTCAATTTGCAAAAGGAAAATCAGTTCCCGTTGAATTTAAGGATTTTAAATTTCTTAAGGACATTAAAGGAAATCACCTTGATGTAGACCCGGCTTCCTCAGATTTTTTTGATCTAGGCATGGATTACATCAACGTTGAAATATGGGAGGGAGAATCTAAACTCGGGGAAGATCTATACGGGGATCCCCTTCCTGCTATCCCATTAGACCACGTACTTGCAGCAGTAAACGAGGAGCTTAAGTACGACGATTACAGAAGATTTAAAATTGCCCAAGCCCTTTTAAATGAGTTTACCTCTTCTGCCTGGGGAAGGAACATTTACGTTGTTCCGTTTGGGCACTAATTAGCCACCCTGCCAGATATATAGAGGAAAATCTTACACATGGCAGGCAAAAAAGGTTCCACAGAAAGACAAAACAAAGTTACCTTCGGTAAAAGAAGGAACGGAAAGGCTCAAAAATCCCACAACAAAAACGACAGAAAGGAAAGAAATTATAGAGGACAAGGTAGGTAATCGTTTTTATTTACCGCAAGATCGCTCTATATTTGTCTAAATAAAATTTAGGCAATGAGTAAACTTTTAGTGTTGTTAAGAGGTCTTCCTGGATCTGGAAAATCCTCATTTGCGAAACATATGTGGTCAGATTTTGTCATTTGTGAAGCTGATCAATTTTTTTATGATCCGGAGGGTAATTATAATTTCGATCCTTCAAAATTAAGAGATGCTCATAAATATTGCAGGGACAAGGTCGAGACCTTTATGTCTGACAATGAAAAAAACTCTCAATTTTATCCCGAGATAGTAGTTTCAAATACCTTTACTAGAGAATGGGAAATGGACGAGTACTTTAAATTGGCAAAAAAATATAATTATCAAGTCGTTTCACTGATTGTTGAGAATAGACACGGTAATAAAAACGTCCACGGAGTTCCTGATTCTAAGATAGAAGAGATGAAAAATCGATTCGAAATATCTCTTTAAAAAAATTTTACATATTCCTTTACCACATTGATTTTCACGGGGGATACTAGATATATAATATCGAAAAATCCTCATACCGTGAAAGAGTTATAATCTTTGCACGACAATTCTGAGGGTTTTCTGAATGATTTCAGAAAACCTGTTTAATTGATGCCCATCCCATGGGCTTATGGTGATTTTTTCCAACATAACTTAAAAATTATGAAAATAATGGAAAAAATTATACACAAAATCCTAAGACTCCCGATTATTGTATTTAGCATCTTTATGGTGTTTTCTTTTACCCCTTCATTTGGGCAGGGTAAGTCTGTGCTCATTGGTGAGATCAACAACAAAATTGTGATTGGAAATCTAGCAGGATCTAGACCTTTAACTTTTGGATTTAGGAACCTTTTGGAAGAATATCTCCAAGAGAACGATTTTGAGATTGTTGAAGATGAAACGAAATTTGATTATAAGATCAACATCGATCTTCTATTTTTTGATGTCGAAACAACTAAATCAAGTGTAGCAGTATTTCATAAGAATAATGCGGAAACCGTCTTAAAAATAAAGGCATACCTCTTAGATAACAAGGGGAAAAAAATAAAAGAATGTTTAATAACCGAAAAAGCATCTGAAATTTCAGTGTCAACATTAATAGTTGACGAGGGAGGGAAGATGAATCAACAATCGGTTTCAACTGTTATTAAAAAGGTATGTGGAACAGCAATAAAACAATTATTAAATTAAAATGAAAAAACTACTAACAATCCTGGGAATGTTAATGTCCCTATCGTCATTTGCTCAAATTAACGTGTCTCAATCGGTAACACCTGCTCCACCCTATAAAGTTGGTGATACCTTAACTGTAAAATATAATATAAACAGGGGAACCACCCTGCCCCGCTATTTTTGGTTGAGATATTCTTTTAACAATAAGGCATTAGCGATGGTACCAAACAGTACTGTCTTTACACAGGGTAGCTCGACACAGACATTCTTTACCATTTGGAATAACTATGCATTTACACCTTCTCCAACTGTGGCTGCCACGAACTTATATGGTCAATACCAAGCTACACCCTGGGCTTACGGTGCAAATAATGATTGGAACGTGGGTCAATTAACAGTTCAAAGAGCTGATGCAGCAATTAATGGAGACATTGCAACTCAAAAATTTGTATTAAAGGATCAAAACGCGTATAACAATATTCATAAATTAGATTTAGCATACGCTATTGATGGTGCGTCAGTAAACATTTCCCCTATTACAAAAAGTTCTACTGATCTATCATTAACAAACGTAACTGGTAATACCTCTCAATTCAAGGTTAAAGTGTTATTCCCACAAGGGTATACAATCACAGATCATAATGTTCAGCTGATGAAATTGAAAACTGATGGAACGATTGATTGGGCATTACCACCAGTTGCACAATTACCATTGGATGCTACGGGGGAAGCACTATTTACAACACAGGTTAAAGTTGGTGATTCTGTTGGTGTGTTTGTGTCTCCTGCTTCTCAAAAAGCTTGGATGAATAATGTTATTACTGTATCAGATGCTTATAAATCATTTTTAGGACATTCTCAAACTGATATTAGTGGTAATGCTAATTTCTTTACATATCCTAATTTGGAGAAGAAAGTTGGTAATATAACTAAGAATGATACAGTATTTAATGAATCTGATTCATACTATTCATTCGCTTATGTTATGGGTCAAGATGTTTCAGCGAATGCTTTTATTCCAACACAAACTGCAACTTCTTGGAGATGGCATAGTGGTTTATTAAACCAAAGCTGGTTAGATGGTAATATTAAGAACAAGGTAACTATTGACACCCCAATTAAAGAAGTGTATGCTGTATTTGCGTGGGGTGGAGACTTAGATTGGTCACATTCGTCTTCGACTGCGGAAATTGTAAGCAGAATTAATGCCGGCCAATTTACAAATTCAGTAAACTCAATTAATGCTAAAACGACGATGTCAACTCAATCGATGGCTTACAGAACTGAAGCATTAGAAACAGCTAAATTGAGCGTAACATCAACACTAGAGGGGGGTAAAGTTGTTCTAACAACAAACTTAACAAAAGAAGGATTAGCAGGGTTAGAGGTTATTATGAATTATGACGAATCTAAATTGACATTAGATAATGTAATCTTTGATTCGGGATCAACCATAACAAATTTCTCTACACATAAAGATGGTAGGTTAACCTTTGGTTCAATCGATCAATTAAAAACTGCTAGAATTAAAACAGGGAAGCCTTACAAATTAATTTTCACACCAAAGGTTCAACTGACAAATACTGCAGGTTTATTCTACTTCGTTTTATCTGATGCTGTTGATGGATTTGGTAATAAAATAAACTTAATCGTAGAATAGCATGAAGAAACTATTAGTAATATTTTTTTTACTAATTTCATTTTTAGGGTTCGGACAGAGTGTATCTGCTCCGAATTCTAAATCTTTTTTACCCTCAACAACAGGACAAGATGCTAGTGGATTTAGTCTAAGTGGATTCAATTCTACTGCAACCCTATTAGCATCAATCAGTTTAGTTAATCCACCATCAGGTACAACATTCGTATTAAACACAACAACAGGTTTAACTGCCGCTAGTGGATTCATTTTAACAGGAAATAAAACTCGTTTAGTGGTAACGGGAACTATGGCCAACATCAATACGGCATTAGCGTCCTTAAAAATAAACACAGGTTCGGTAAAGGGTAATGTTGTATTATCAGTGGCAGCAACCGTAAATCCAACCGGATATTTCTATAACGGAACAAATGGACACTTTTATAGACCTATAACAACCGGAACAACTTATACAAATGCTAGAACACTTGCATCACAACAAACATTCAAAGGACAGCAAGGATATTTAGTAACTATCACTTCTGCCGATGAAGATGCTTTCATTTTTAATAATGTTCCCCAAAATCAAATATGGTTTGCGTTAACCGATGAAGTGGTGGAAGGACAATGGAGAATTGATGCTGGGCCTGAAGCTGGTACTTTAATCAAAACATCAAATGGACAAACTGCAGGAAATATACAAGGACAATATAATAACTGGGCCGGTGGAGAACCAAACAATAGTGGTAACGAAGATTATGCGGTAACAAAGTGGAATGGTTCTCAATGGAATGATTTACCAAATGGGTTTAATAATCCATATGTGATTGAATTTGGAACTTGGACCAATCCTGATGATGCAACATTTACGGAGTTTTATACAAATTCGGTAACACATACAAACGGAGATGTATTAACTGCAAGATTTAATTTTGATTTTGGTAGTAATGTGGATGAAACTAAATTCACAGCCAAAGCAAATACGTTTGTAAACAATGCATGGAGTGCAACAACTAACACATCAAGACCAATAAGTGGCTTGGGTAAAGTTGATTTAACAAATGATTTAGACACTGCAAAAATAAATGACGGGGGTATTAGAGCAACAACAACAGGTGGTCAAGTAGAATGGTGTGTGGTATATGATTACGAACCTCAAAATCAGCGATACCAAATTTTAATTGATAAAAGAGAATTTCCACAGGGTACTTCAGCAAGTAATGTTACGAGTTTGCAATTATTTGATTTGTGGAACGGAAACGTAACTTATCAATGGGATGATGGGACATGGGCTGCGTATTGGATTTATACACCAACGCAATTTAATTTCGCAGGTTCATCATTTTCGTCTAATATAAGACGAGCTGGATTTTTTTGGGGGATAAGTGCGGAGTTTATATTCACACCAAATATAGTGTTCAAGCAACATGGAATTGATCTATCATATACCAACCAAAACGAACTAAACACATTATACAATAATATTGTAACGGTGTCAGATGTGTTTTTAGCATTCAAAGAATTATCTAATGGTGGATTATTCGGAAACGAAAGCGGTAATGAATTTACCTCCGGTATTCAATTTATGAACGCAGATGTAGACGGTAATGGCACATTCAACGAAGCAGACACTTATAAATTATTACAGCACCTGACTGGGCTTCAATCTCTTACTCAGTATTCTGCATTAACTTATCTGATGAAGTTGTACAATAAATCAGATTATGACGCAATTACCAAGTCTAATTGGAATACTCAATTCAACTCAACAAGAAGTTTATTTCCATTTAGTTTGAATACTGGTACATTTAATAACACGTACAACGTGAACGTAACCTGGATAGGTGATGTAAACCTTTCTCATTCGGCACAACAAACTGCAAGCGGGGTTAGTGCTAATAGTATCAGATCTATGAGTTTGATGACTAATTCTGTGTCAAACGAGATCAATGCATCTATTATGAGTGAGATCAACAATGGTAAAGTTATAGCAATCATATCATTAGATCCATTGCAGCAAGAAGTGACTGGAACTCAATTCCAATTGAATTATGATAATACCAAATTAAAATTCGAAAAGGTGGATTTTATAACAAAGGGTAATCCAATGAATTATGGGACAGATAAAGGTACTTTTGTAAATATAGGTTCACTAATAACAGATGGCTCTAGTGTATTAGATAAAACTACTGAATACAGAGTTATATTCACTCCAATAGAGATTGCAAATGATATTTTAGGATTAATGTCTATATCAACAACTGATGCAGTTAATAAAGGTGGTAAACAATTAAAAGTGAAATTAAACTAATGAAAAAAATTATATTATTCCTATCGTTAATTTTATTGTTTGGGTGCACAAAAATGGAAATAGAACCAGTACCCCCACCAACAAACCAAAACATATTCAGTGTTAGTGAAAGCTTTGTTACTGATGGACAAACCATCAAATTTGACTTACCATCGGATGGTATTTACATATTAACCTTACTTGATAGGGAAACAAATCAAGCAATAAGCAGAGAAAAATTTGTAGGAAAATTTGGAGAAAATTCAAAAAAAATCTATACAAATTCTCTAAAATCACAATCAATGTATTTATTGTTGGAAGATTTTCAACGAAAAGAAATCAAAAAAACAATAATAACAATAAAAAAATAAAAAAATAAAAAATGAAAAAAGTATTAATTCTATCTGCCTGTGTCGCAATATTCTCAGGCTGTTCAAAAGAAGACATGCTACCTATAATAGATCAACCAGTTAAGCAAGATCTTAAAATTGAAAATAGTGTAGGTATTAAATTGGAAACATCGTTTGTTTCTAGAGAGGTTGCTATGAATGTAAAGCTGGAAAATGCAGGAATTGTTACCATTAAAATAATGGACATTTCTAATAGAGTTGTGTCCAAGGAACAGGTTACAGCAAAGGTTGGAGACAATATACTAAAAGTTTATACGTCTGCTTTACCTTCTTCCGCTTATAGAATAGGTCTTTATGACTCAAATAATAACCTATTAGGAATTACAGATTTTAATAAGCTGTAATCCGAAATTAGGAAGAAAGACTAGATGAATAAAATATTGTTATCACTCTTTTTGGTGTTTATCTCTTTTGGGGTAAATGCACAGATTTTTACCCAAACGTATGTTGATAAATGTACAGGGGAGATAAAAACTGTGATAACCACACCTATGCCAAACGGAGCGGTAATGGTTGCATTTTATAATCAAATAAGAACATTTAGTAATACAGAGGTTAACAATGGAACTGTCCAGGCTTGGCTAAATCAAGTATATTCGGACTATAGTTCAAGGCCTTGTCCTGCAATAGCGATAGTTCAACAAACAGTTCAACAAACGGTTGCCCAAGCAGCTTCCGCAGCAGCTTCACAAGCTGCATCATCTGCAGCGAGTAGTGCTGCAAGTAGTTCTGCTTCTTCTGCAGCATCTTCCTCTGCTAGCAGTGCAGCAAGTTCATCAGCAGCTTCTTCTCCACCTGCTAGTTCTGGTGGGGGTTCGCAGTCTTCTGGTGGCTCAAGCAGTTCGAGCTCTGGAGGATCCAGCTCTGGGGGAGAAGCAAAGAAAGAGAGCGGTACTTCTTCTGAGCAGAAATCTGAATCTAAATCTGAATCCAAATCTGAAAGTAAGAGCGAAGAAAAATCTGAGAGCAAACAAGAAGAAAAAAAATCGGAGAATAAGGAGGAAAAATCAGAGAGCAAAGAGGAGAAGAAAAAAGAGGAAGAAAAGAAGAAGGAGGAGGAAAAGAAAAAGAAGGAGGAAGAGAGAAAGAAGAGGCAATCTATGAGCAATCCCACTTTAGTTGCGTCAGATCTTGCAGTAACTGAAAATAAGGACGGAAGATATTCTGCTATGATTTCTACCGGGATCAGTAAATCCTCTATGACTGGTGCGGAAAGCTGGGGCTTAACCTCTATGATCTGGACAACATTTGATCAGTTTGCTTTGAATGGTGGTTACACTAAGATGAATTTTAAAAAAGGAGCTTTAAACAGCATTAATTCATATTCCTTTACTGCAGCTTACCTACAGGGAAATTACATGCTTATGCAGGGTTATACGTACATTAAACCAGATCCTAAGATAGGAACATATGGATATAACATTGGAGTGGTTAGTTTATTTCTAAAGAACGGGAACAAATATGATTATTCAATGTCTGTGTCCTCTGTAGGATTCTGGACAAAAATCTATCAAGTAAATAGAAAAGTCTCGATCTCTCCTCAAATATTTATTACCAGTTCCCCTATAGCATGGAACCCCTCAACCAATCAAACAATAGTCAATCGACAATATGGATTCATGTCTGGCTTCTCGTATGACTATAAATTAACTCAAAGATTTGGGTTAAATCTTAATTATAGATTTTCGGGGGGTACCCAACCAGGAACAAAAATATTGCACAATTTCATGATTGGATCCAGAATTATGCTGTAAAAAAGATATATAAAGTGAAAAATCCTCATACTGTTCGAAAGAAAACACGACAAGCCGGCCTTAATTCTTAAAAGGCTCTGGATATGTAACATCTTTCGAAATATTCCAAAAGTGAATTTCAGGTTCGAGGGTTTTTCTGAATATAAAATTTAAAAATGTCAGAAGAAACACAAGATCACAACGACGGAACCTGGTCAGGTTTAAAGAAAACTATTGTTGGCGTTATCACAACTGCGGTAACAGCGGGAGGGGTTTGGATCTCAACACTATTAGGTGGGGGAGACAAAGAAGCTGCACCAGTTGCTGCACCAGCTCCGGTAATTAACATTACTAACTCTAACCAGCAAGCTCAGCAAGCTGCAGGTGGTGGTAAAACAGTTATCATTAAAGAAAAAGAAACTGTTAAGGAACCAGCTAAACCTGTTAAGAAAAAAGAAGGTGATGAGTTTAAGGAAGAAGCACCAAAGTGGTAATATAAAAATTAAATGATGAATAATCAACAACAGCCGGGCGGATTTAAAGATTTATTGAATGCAATGATGAAACGTAGATGGTATATCACTGCATTAGTATTAGGAGGATTTATGTTTATTATAGGGGGAATGTTCTTCGCTATTTTAAATAAATCCGAAATAGCAGGTGAATGGAAGGAACTTTTACTTCTTTTACTTGGAGCTTTCATCGGGAGCTATGGAAAAATCATCGACTATTGGTTTAGCGATACTGACAAGGATAAAATGTTAGTTCAGAAAATGGATGAAGAAGACGGAACTTCTCTATCTAATACTGCAGACATGCCTAGTAATCCAGTACCCCCAACACCAATAATTCCGATAGAATTTTCACGAGCTTTATCTAACTCACAGGATCAAGTATCAACTGTAGAACATGTTCCTACTTATACGGAGGAACAAGCTGTAACAACAGGGCCAGTTAAGAAAGGTGTTGAAATTGATGAAGACGGAGACGGTGTAGCAGACGGTTTAGATTATGACGGAGATGGAACAATCGATGAATACTTTCCACATCGCTATTGTCAACATGTTTGGGGAGACGCAAATAATGATGGACAGGAAGAGTGTCAAATCTGCGGATTGCTTAGAGAAAACTCAGGAGAGTAATCTCTTGTAAAATAATATAATAGCACGACTATGAATTTCAAACAATGGATCGTTGATCTTTTCAAAGACGAAAGGGGATCAACTTCAATCAAACCTGTAATTGCATTTGTTGGATCATTATTCCTTTGCGGAACTATGCTAGCAAATTCTTTTTCACATGCTGATTTTGCACCTTCACCTGAATTGGTAAATGCAGTAATGCTTATTACTGCTATCGGAATGGGTGCAGATACTTTGGATAAGTTCTCGCATAAGAAGAAAGATGATTCTTCAGAGTCTTAATTCAAAAGAAAGAAAGGGCGGAAACACGACTCCGCTCTTTCTTAAATTAATATAATAAAAAACATGAAAACATTAACGTTAGACAGAATAAGCGATTCTATGATCAAAGGGTTCTTATACTTATGTGTGGCATGGACAGTTTGCGCATTGGCGTTCCAATTATTTTTTGTTTATCTGGAAGTTACAGGTCAGCAAGAGAGAACACTAAGAATATCAAATCACCTTACATGGAAATTTGATGGTAGTTTTAAAAATACCCCAGGTAATATCTTTTACGAAGGACCTGTGAAATAAAAAATATTAAGGATGAAAGGACTTGTACTTATACCAGCATTCCTAGTAAGTTGTTTAATTTCAGAAAATGTAATTGCACAAACTATAGGGAAAACAAAAACTGAAGATTTTAAAGCAGACTTTGAAAAAAAAGTAGACATTTCTCAGTACCTAGATTACGAAGGACCTAAAAAGAACATCCAATTGTTAAAGTGCGGTATTAACGATGAGACTTATGAAGCATATCCGGAATTAAAGGAAAAAAGAGTAGGCCTTGGTGTAACTAATATCGTATTAGAATACCTAGACAATCTAAATCGTTTTGAATTTACAGAAGATAAAACTGAAATTAAAAACAGAATGGTTAAGCAATTCCAGGCATCACAGTCAGGTATTTCTGAAAACAAATTAGATGGAAGAGGCAAAATAAAACTCGCTGAATATTTTGTTGAAATTGAGTGTTATGATTATTCTGTTTCTGAAGATGAAACAGTAAATCTTAAAGACGGAGTAAAGAATTTATTAGTTACCCGTATTGGTTTACAAGTTAGATTTACTAATGCCGAAACAGGAGCTATTATAGCTGCTTCTGGGTTGGGAGAAGCTAAGACGACAAGAGAATTAACATTTGTCTCTGATGCAACCGTTGATCCAGTTAAATTTAATCAGTCAACAATTAGTATAGCAACTAAAAAAGCTTTGGATATAGCTTGCGCTAATATTCTGGGCAAGATGGTAAAGAAAGGGGTTTTCACAGAGTAGGTGTTTAAGACTATTCTTTAGTTACACGACCTAAAGTAAAGTATTAAAATGAATTTAAAAAGAAAAGGAATTGTATTCCTTCAAATTGCTATGCTGTCTCTTTATTTGGTTGCATTTACCGGATGTAAGAATTCTAAAGAGCAGAAAGATAAACAGATAATAGAAAGTATTAAGCCCGAGGTTATCCATGATACTCTTTTATTAGAACAAGATACACTTTACGTGGAAATCCCGGTTCCTTATACTGTTATCAAAGATTCAATTATTTACGTCAATAATCCAGTAGACACCTTTGCAATATTAAGAATGTTTGCAGAGAAAAAAATATTCAGGGACACTCTAAGATTTGATTATGGCTATATAGCTATTACAGATAGTGTTTCTGGAGGATCTATTGTTTCTAGAAACTTTGTACCCAAATTCAAAGTTCCAGTGAAGGAAAGAATTCAAACAGTGAAGGAGGATCCTACCTCTAATTTTTATCTAGGACTTAATGGTGGATTTGATAGACCAAACTATGTTTATTCTTTAGGAACATCGTTACTTTATCAAACTCCAGGCAAGAAAATTTATGAGATAGGAATAGGAGTATGGAACAGAACAGAAGATGGAATATATGGTCAATTCGTTCCATATATCCATGGAGGAGTTTTCTGGCAACTTAATTTAAAGACCAAAAAGAAGTAGAATTACTCTTCAATGTATGCGGCGGGTAGGGAATGGAATTTTTCCCGGGTTTGGTACTATAGTTTAAAAACGTATGAGGATCGTATCAAACCCAACCCGCTGTATTTTATTCTTCGATGTCGATTGCGACGACAAAAAAATCAACGTAGAATTAGAGCAGGACATCCCAACAAATGATGTCAAAGTTAAAATCTTTTATGAGGGAGTTCAAATTACAGATCAGAATCTTGTTTCTGTAATAACTGATTATATGCTTCAGAAATATATAATCACGTATGACGATTCAGAAGACCCTGCTGATTCACAGCCGGTACAAAATCCCCCAAAATCAACAGGCTCTCGATTAGATCCCGCAATATAATTTGGCTCTATGGTAAAGGAATATGAGAATTTTATAACTGAAGAGGAATGTCAGTTTATGATAGAAGCTGCGCAAAAGCAGTTTATGAGAACAACAACTCTTGGAAAAGAAATAGAAGGATACCGTGTGGCTGATGGTGCATGGCTGAATGACAGTTCTGAGATTGTTAAAAATTATAGAAAAAGAGTATCAGAAATCTCTGGATTTCCTACGGAGAATATGGAGTTGATCCATATTGTCAAATATGAAGTAGGAGGAGAATATAAATCTCATCACGATTTTTTCCATCCAGGAGAGGGATATTATGATAATGAAATGAAAAGAGGAGGTCAAAGATCCAAGACCGCTCTTGTTTATCTAAACGAAGATTTCACCGGGGGTGAAACCGAATTTCCAAAAGTCAATATTAGAATACAACCACAGAAAAGAAAATTAGTTCTATGGGACAACTCATTTGAAGATGGAAGTCCTGATTATGATAGCCTTCATGCGGGATTGCCTGTTATTTCAGGAACAAAGTATATCGCAGTTATTTGGATAAGGTTTGGGAAATTCGTTTAAAACATTTTTTATTACGCGTTCTTGATTTTATATTTGTAAAAACTAAAAGAATTGGCCCACGATATAATTGCAAAATGTAAAAGGTCTGGAGAAAGAATCTCATTCATTTCTATCGGTGCATTCAACCAAGGTAAATCCTGGATCCTGTATGAGTCATTAAATTGCTCAGATTTTAATTCAGGGGTATCCGGAAATGGCGGATGTATTGTTTTATCGGAGAACGAACTTAAAATCTCTCTTTCTAAATTTAACTATCTGAAGGGAGAACCTGTTGACGATATAAGATATACTGTGGAATCATCTCCTCCCTGCAAAAATACAAGAGGCATTTTTAATAGGGTATTAAAGGCAATCGGATCAAAATCCAGGCAAGAAGATATTAGAATAAATCTTGATACCGAGGCTCTAGATGACGTCGAAAGATTCATAGGGGCCCTCCAAGGAAAGGGTGAGATTTTAATACAATTCGCTTAAAACCTTTGTTTTTTCATATTTTTTGGAACTTTTTTGAAATCGGGTACTATAATATGTGTATATTAATTATTTAAAAACCTAAATTTCAAAAAAATGTCAAACACAAAAAACACTGCTAAAAGCAGAAAAACCCCAACAAACCCCCGTTCTAAATCGGTAATGCAAATGACTGCTGGTGGCAGAAAGCTAAAAAAGTATAGCTCTATCCGTGAGGCAGGATTAACAACAGGTGTAGATCCTAGCAGCATCTCTAAAGTTACTCGTGGAGTACTTCAAAGTGCTGGTGGTTTCCGTTGGCAAACCGTTTAAGAAGTTTAATTTGTTAAAAGGACCTCTTTTTAAGGGGTCCTTTTTTGTTTATCATTAAATTTACTAAATGATCTTCGACTTTTACGAAAATTTTTCATCCCTATATCCTCTAAGAAAAGAAGAACTTTTACGGCCAGATAGAGAAAAATTTGGGTACTATTGGGACTTTGAAGATTTTCTAGTGGAAAACGAGAAGGGGAAGGGTCTGGTCTTACAGGGGTTTATGATTTCTACTGAAGAGGATCTTTCTGGTTTTATAGAAAGATTTGATAGAGCATTTTTAAGATTCTCCATCGGGTCCATCATTAAAAATGCATTTTTCGATCTTGCTTTATGGGACGAGGATCTAAAGAAGAAGGTGGAGCGAAAGGCTATTGACGAAATTAAATCTGATTTTTCAGGTAGGATAGATAGAAGAGAAGATTTTTTATTGTCTTTAAAAAGTTCTTTGAAAGAAGGTAATATTTGGATAGCTACGAATAGCTATTGGAGTATTTTAGTTAAAAAGGATATTGAAAGTTTTTGGGGGAATGGGGTTAAAATCAAAACACTTCCTGACGATTTTTCGATCATGAATAGAAAGGACGTCTGGGAAGAAGTAGATTTGCTAGGCCCCCTAAATTTTGAGCCTGAAATGGCTTGGCAGGATCTTTCTTTTTCATATCCTAATTTGGTTAAGTATATAGATGAAGAAATCAGGCAAAAATCGGGGGTAGATTTTCTCGATCAATGTCACGATTTCGGTCTAATCTAAGACTATGGATGATATTAGGTAAAACCCCGGGGATAAATGTTATATTTCCCTTTTATGAAATTTACTCGGAGGAAAATCCATTAGACATCAAGGAATTATTTAACAATCCCGAAAGGGAGAAGCACGGATACTTATGGAAGGATCTCTACCCTTCTATCGTTAAACAAACCTCAAGACAAAAATATCACAGAAAACCTTTTATTGGAATTTACGTTTCCAGCTATGAGGAAGCAGCCATTTGTATAAGTCTTTTTAATCGGTATTTTTATCTTTCCCTCATCTCAAGATTTGACTGGTTTTTGAATTCCTTTTCTCAAAATGGAATATATCACAGAAAGATGGTGGAATCTGGGTATGATAGGGATGAAATAATATGGACAGGCTTTTATGAGTACTTAAAAGACTGCTTCAATTACTATTATGTTCCTTTTAAGAGATTTTTAGCATCCAAAAGACCTGATAAATGCTGGGTTTCCTTCGACCCCCAGCCTTTATCTCCAAAAGATCCGGTTTATTCGGATTTTCTGTGCGGGCTTCCCTCTGTTGAGGTTTTATCCTATTATGGACATCAAATCAACTTCACGACAGAACATTGGGAATCTGCAATAAAAGAAGGGCCTCTCGAGCACCCCGAAATCCCTATCTTAAAGGATTTCATAGATTATTTCCCAGGAACTGTAAAATACATTCCTGAGCATATCTTTGAAAAAATTGATATAGGAAGTCTCAGAGAGTTAAAAGATTTCGGACTTATATAAATTAAAGAATGGAAGAGAATGAAATTAAAGAAACACAGGTTTCTTCAGAGATTGAAACAACAGAAAGAGGAAAGATTACAGATCTTGATGTAGCTAAGAAAATGCTAAATCTTAAGCAGAGTGCAGATTCTAGAAACATCAAATTTGATTTGTCATTTCTTGTCCTAAAAAATCTGATGGAACAAAAGAAGTGTTTCTATACCGGGAGGGTTTTTGACGGCAAGGGTGACTATGCATTGAGCATAGACAGAATTGACAACAAAATAGGATACATTGATGGGAATGTTGTTGCTTGCACTGTTGAAATAAACCGTAAGAAAACAGACATCACGATAGAAGAAATTGAGATGATTTATAAAGCGATAAAGAAAACTAAAAAGATTTCAACTGAATCTGTAGAATAATAAATTATGAATACTTCGGATATTAATCTAAGAAATGCTAGGGCCATCGTAAAATGGTGCTCCCACAATTTGGGGAAATCTAAATGCCGTAACAATTCTAAATTATCCGTTTCGATTTCAAGAAAAATCAATTGTAAAGGACTTTACGAGGAGGATGATGAAGACAGTAAGATCTACATTAATCCAGACAGACATAGGAGTTTTAATGAGTTTATAGACACTGTAATACATGAATACACGCATTTTTTACAGGGTCTTAGATTCTATGACCAAATCCTGGAGATAACTGGGTACGATAAACATCCTATGGAGCATTCCTCCAATTTAGTAGCTGACATCCTTAAGAAGAAGTGCAGGAAGGATCTTTTTTCAAATTAGGGAAAAATCCCGTATATTTACAAGGTAAACATCGGATTTAGGGGACGAACCCCATTAAAAAACAAACCAAAATGGACGGAAAAAGATGGACCAAGGACAAAGAAGATTTTTTAGTTGCGAATTATCAAAGACTATCCTTTAAAGAGCTTTCTGAGGCTTTAGAAAGAAGTATAGAAGGGATAAGATCTAAGCTTAAGAGAATGGATTTATCCAAGGACCCAATAAACAAGAAGGATGGTAGAAACAACTTAATATTAAAGCCATTGGTTGGAAAATTATCGGTTCCTGCTAAGGTTTATAAAAGAAAACCTAAGGTTTTTGAATCCAAACCCACTGTTGAGATGCTAGCGGTTCATATCGACAGAAAAACCACAATTTATATAAAAAGGGGAGAGAATCCAGAAACTGCCAAGCTAAACTACTTTAAAAAGAGAGAAGAATATTTATTATCTAAAAAATAAAGCTATGCCTTTTAATTTTATTAAATACGGAAAAAAAAGAATCAACCTAGATCAGGTTGCTTTTATGATCGAGAAAGAATTTAGAAGAATGTCAGATTCCCCGTCAGGAGAATATAAAGACATCTATGCTTTAGACTTTATGTCAAACGGAAAACATTTGATTTCTGTTGACTTTGAATCTGAAAAAGACAGGAAGAAATTTTTGGAAAAGATAGATAAAATAATCGGGCCCGAATCGATCACTGTCTAGTGAAACTAAATCTGATTCTTGTGTATAATGATTACGTAAGAATCAAATTGAAAAGATCCATCCACTATGAAACCTACCCCACTTCGGTAGCTGATGTTACTGAAAGACTTTTAGAAGGGTTAGAAGAAGCAGAATTCTTCGCAAAGGAAGAAGCTGATTACAATGTTACATTTAAAAGATTTGCTGATTTTTTCTTGGGCCGTTGGTTAAACGGTGAAGAATTAGAGGATTTCCCAGAAGAAGAATTTAGCAGTATTCTTAATAGATCCATTATAGAATCCTGCATAAAAAGATTAAGTGATCGGAATTTATTAGATTGTATAGAGGACGAGAAGGGAGAAACCTTATATTTTGTTACAGAAAAGGCTAAAAAAGAGATGGAGAAATTAAAATCGAAAACTGACTAATCAAATTTACCGAACGTTTTTTCTATTTCTTCCCTTAATGTCTCGTCGATTAGGATAAAGTCATACTCTCCAGTTTCGTAATCCTCAAGTCCTTCTCCGTATTCAAGGTAATTAGTATTATCGTTAACATACTCCTCTACCACCTCATCATCAAATTCGAAAGCTTCGGTATTACGGGTTAAGGATTTTCCGTCTTCGTCCCATTCATAATATCCAGGGAGCCAGGCATAATCATAAAAATCTGAAGGATCTTTGTCTTCGTAGTAAAAAAAGTAAAGTTTTTTAGTGATAACATTGGTCAATACTGCTGCTGAACTCTTCCAGTTTTTAATTACTTTAAACATTTTATGTTTAGCAGTTTTGTAGGGTTCTATATCCTTGCTTGAGTCGTCCTCCTCATAAGATCCGTAATAGTTCTCCTTGATGTGGGTAAAATCTTTAAATTTTTTAATCCTCATACCTCTATTTATCCTGAAATAAAAATGAATTTCCCATCTATATAAATAAAAGCAAGGATGAATAATTTAACCTGGTCCGGGAACAACCCAACAAAAAAGACAGAAACACAAAGGGAAGAAAATAAAGCAAAGAAGAAGGTAGATTTTAAAAAGGAACTACTGGATTTAGAAAAGGTTCTTGAGAGGGTGAAAGAGAAATATGAACTTCGCCCAACTAACCCTGTTTCTAGTGCTATCGTTAATTTAAATTCTTCTATAGAAGGTCTTAAAAAAGAGATAGAGAATATGAAATACCTAGATGGTAAAGGAAGTGATAACTGAGAGTGATCTAAAGGCAATGTCACTCAAATTTGTAAAAGAAAGATTCGGATATTGTAATTTAATGGAGGCCTCAGATTCCCAGATAGATCTTAAAAGCCACAGAATTTCTTTCGAAGCAGGAATAGTGATTCTCCTACTGTCTTCAGGATATGTTAAGGAAGGTAAAAAATATATTTTAAAGAATGGAAAAGAAAATAACTCCTCTGAATAAGGAAGAACTACTGTCTTATCTAAATCATGGGTATATGACAGTAGGAGCTCTTAAAAAATTCATAGAAAAACACGAAGTTCCTGACGATGCTTTAGTAGTTGTGCAGAGAGTAGAAGATTTTTATTACGAGAATCATGACTGGAAGGTTTATCTCAAGGAAGCAGAGCATTCAAACTGGATGAAATCATATAACGATGCTTTAGATAGAGGGGAATTCGACGACAAAGAGAAATACCCAGATTTCAAAGATGAAATGAGAAAGAAATTCACAGAAGAGCAGATAATCGAAGCTAGTTCTCAATATCATCCTGCTTGGTGTCCAGTTCTCTACGAGGATGACGGAAAAGAGATTCTCTTTTTAGATCTACATTATTAATTATGAGAGGTAGAAAAATTTGCATAATCATACCTTCTAGAATGGGCAGTTCTAGATTTCCCAATAAACCCTTGGAAGATATTGGCGGAAAATCGATGATAAGAAGGGTATACGAAAGATGCACAGAATCCGTAGCAGATTCTGTAATAGTATCAACAGAGGATAAATCAATATACAACCATGTCACAGAATTTGGGAATTGTTATATGACACCCAAGTTTGATAACGGAACCCTCCGTGTATGTCATACCGCATTAGAAATGTCCGGGGATTTTGATTACATAATAAATGTCCAGGGTGACGAACCTTTTATAGACCCAATTTTTTTAGATAGACTAATAAATCAATTGATTTTCTTCAGAGGAGGTACAATAATAACAGGTGCAACCGAATTAAAAGAAGAGGACATGTTAAATAGGTCTTCGGTAAAAATGATAACTGATACAAATGACGATGTGATATCTTTTACCAGATCTCCCTTTTTTGGAAAAAATAATAACATATTTAAACACGTTGGAATATACGGATTCCATAAGTCAGATATTGCAGAGATATCAAAGTTGAATCCCTCTCCTGGATCCACTGCTGAACAGTTGGAACAGATTAGATGGATGGAAGCGGGATATAGAATGAAATACACACTTTCTTACAAGGAAACAATTGCTATCGATACGCCGGAAGATTTAATAAGGGCCAAAGATCTAATGATTAAGGAAAAAATGTCTTAAATTGGATCGATAATCAGATAAATATAGTTATGAAAATCTATATCGACCTAGATGGAACGGTGTGTGATTTGAACTCAGCAGTTCATCGATTTAGAGAGAACAATAAGAATCTTCACTCAGAAGATGTTAAGTTTAAATATCCCTGGTCAGAGCCAGGATTTTTTTTGAATTTACATCCTCTCCCCCTTTCTATACAATCGGTTAATGAATTAGCATCTAAATATGATGTTTGGTTTTTAAGTAGACCTTCGTTTAAAAACACCCACTCCTATACAGAAAAAGCAGAATGGGTTAAATCTCATTTTGGATATGAAATGCAGAAGAAATTAATTCTATGCGGTGACAAATCCCTCTTAAGAGGAAGAATTCTTATTGATGACCAAGACAATGCGAATCAAAGAATGTTCGAAGGAATTTGGATTCCTATTTTTAGCCAATCTTTTCCAACCTGGGAATCTGCTCTTATGAGGGTGGAAGAAATATCTGGTCTCGGGATAAATACATTATGATAAATACCTGATGGCAAGGATGATCAGAAGATTCAATAAAGGGGAGAAAGAAACCCCAATTGATGCTATAATGGAGGTCAAGGACCCCGAAATGATTTATGAAATCGTAAGAGGGATTTTTTACGGGATAGCTAAGGGGTTAGAGGAAGTGGATTTGTTCGAGGTTCAGGTAGGAGATGAAAATAAGGTTTTTTCGGTTTCAAGAGATCAATGGGAAAAAGCCCTTAATAAATGCCTGGAAGGAATGATAGAAATAGAGGATTATGAAACATGTTCCGAGATAAAAAAGGCTTTATCTATTGTGTCTAGAAATATATAAGACTATGAAACATCTACAGATATACGAAAATTTTGAACAGCCATTCAATCCAAATTATAATCCTAAGGAGTATAAGATCTTAAATCCCGGACAAATCCAGCATTATAGACAGGTTTTTAGACTAAGACCCGCTAGGGAGGTTGATTATGTGTTTAAGGTTCTAGACTCAATCGAAAAGAAAGGGGGAAAGACCTCTTTGAAACAATGGAACGTCATTCAGAGAACATATCACGGGGGAAATTATCCAGTTAACTATTAATGAGACATCTTTTTGAATATTACGAGTTTGATAATCTTTCTGACAAAGCACAAAAAAATGCTATTGAAAGGGTAAGGTCTGAGATGTATGATGGTAATTGGTCCTCTGATATGAGCTGGGTAATAGATGACGATGCCCTTTTCGAGCCAGCTCAAACTGAAATGGAGCAGTTATTTGGACCGGATTATATTTTAAATAACGGTGGCAATCTAATGATTGGGAACACCAGAAAGAATATTTCGCTGGTGGGGAAGGATGATCCCAATTATTACATACACTGTGCAGATGCTTTGGATGTTACCAATGATAATCTATTTTTAAGATGGCTTGGTATTCCTAATAGATTCAGAAAGTTTATATATTATTCATTCAAGGATTCGGGAAGGTATGGAAATACCACTATAGAATTTGAAATAGACGACGAAGAATCAATGATAGAGAAATTTGGCTCAGAATCTGTCGGCGAAATAGAAGAGTATTTTGAATCCGCAGAAAAAAAATTCGAATCCCATATAGATTGGGTCCTTACCAATGCATCAGATTCTTATGATGATCAATTTACAGACGATGGCGTAATCAACGCCATAGAGTCAAACGATATAGTATTCCACGAGGACGGGGAGATCGACGAAGAGAATACCTAATTTCATTTCAAATAGCCGAGAAATTATTTTATATTTGTTAGTATAAAATGTAAAATATTAATTTTTGGTACAAGAAGAAGTAAGTTTTAGAAGATTAAGAGAAAAGGAAAATCGCTTTTTCTCAACATCTACTCGAGACTATAGTCCATTAAAAATAGACTTAAATAAATACACGAAAGAAATAGTAGAATTTTCCCACGAGTCCTGTTGGGGGGAGGGCCACTTTAGAGGTGATGGTAGAGACAAATCAACAATTTTTAAGAATTCAACACTTGGAAAATTTGGAGAGTTTGCACTCTATGAATTCTTTTTAAGAGAGGGATATCAACCCTCCCGACCTGATATGAAAATTAAGAAAAAAGGAGAATGGGACGACGGGGATCTTGATTTAGGTAAAATGAAATTTCAAATAAAATCCACTTTTTCATTCGGAAATTTATTGATGCTTAAAAAGAGTGACTACGATTCCATGGGAAGATATATTCATGGCAATGATGGAAACCCGATAACATATGATGCTTTCTTTCTTTGTAGAATGAAACCAACTCTAGATATTTTAGAGATAGGGGGAAATACAGATCCTGGTATTGAGACACTAAAGCAAAAATTAGAAAATGTCAATTTCAGAATGGACATAGCAGGATATATTAAACTAGAGGATTTTTTAAAAATAATTTCTACTGGTATGCATATTCCTAAAGGGTCATACATCGGAAACGGAAAAAGAGAATTACAGGAAGATTTATACTACTGCCAATCGGGGGATTTAAGATCCATCAAGACAATAAGAAGTAAGAAAAAATGATCGATATAATTATTCTTAGTTATTCTGCAAACGAGATTCTAAAAAAACAAACAGAGGATTGCTTGAAATCTCTTTTTGAATCGGAGGATAACGCTAAAGAAATATTTAATGTTATAGTTTTAGAATCCCAGGAAGGAATATCTTGGGATGGATATCCAAACACAAAAACGTATGATCCGCCTAAACCATACGGGTATCATAAGTTTATGAATTATGGAAGAAAACTCGGATCTAGTGAATATGTTTGTTTATGTAACAATGACCTAATCTTTGGTAAAAATTGGGCTTCTGAAATTTTAACCTTTGCGAGAAGACATCCTGAAATTTCATCATTTTCCCCATTGTGTCCAAAAACACAACCTCTTTATGGAATTCAAGAAAATAGCGGATATCATATTGGAGATCAAATAAGAAAACATATCTCAGGATGGTGTATATTTCAGAGAAGAAGCATTTATGAAATTATAGGAGATCTTGATGAAAGATTTACTCACTGGTTTTCCGATAACGATTACGCATTAACCCTACACGCAAACCATTTACCTCACTGTTTGGTTTCTTCCTCTGTAGTGGAGCATCACGATAAGAATATCGGTAAAACAGGACCAATTGTTTTATCTGAGCTTGAAATGTACAATGCAACATCAGGGAGTCAGGGAATTTTTATCGAAAAATGGAAGGATATGTTCCGCTGATTAAATATATAATCAGATGGAAAACTTAAAATCTTACAAAAAATTCATTCTTAATGAGGGTCTTTTAGATAAACTTCTCGGAAGAGAAGAATCAAGCCCCTCTGTTCTACCAGTAGAATCTCAGTCTAAAGAGGTTTCTACCCAGTCTCTGGTTGATGAACTGGCTAAAAAGATTAACAGCTCAGACGATTCCCCAGTTTACGTTTTTACACAAATAGAGACCGATCAAGATCTATATGTTTCGGCAGAACTTTTTAGTGAAGCTAAAAGAATTGGATTTGAAATAGAAAAAAGAGGCACCATGTACACAACAGGTGGAAGATATTCATATTCAGTTTTAGATTGCTCCCTTATGCAATCTTTTGATGCTGAAAGGATAAAGTATGATCTCTCAGGAATACTTAAAAAGAATGGATCTGAAGGAATAAAAACAATCATAGAATTTGCAAACATCTCCTCTCTAGTTAAGGAGCAAATTTCGGAGGTTTGTGATTTTATATCCTCTAGGCAGATTTCAGATTACATGTTAAAAGGAGGAGATTTTTTCATCATGTCTGACAATAGCAACAATCAAAAAGGAGGGAAGGATTTTTCACAAAACATCACATCATTCTTCCCTAAAATCCAGATTGAAAAATTTAAGCACATTTTTTCTCCAAAGGATGAAAATCCAGCATAGGCTAGAACTATAATTAGTACCTAGTTTTTATGTCTAAAAAGTTTAAAATATCTTTCAGAATATCACCGTTCCAAGAATTTGAGGAAGGATCCCTGGTAACTTATCGGAATGAAAATCTATTGGAATATCTGAAAGAAATCTTATATTCAAGGTCTAATTTTTTTTATATAGAATCTTGTGATTGGGATTCTTATCAGTGTAAAATTTCTAATGGGATAGACTCGTTGTCAACAACCCCCGATCAATTAATAGAAATCGTTGCATATGCTGAAGAGGTTTTAGAATCTGGAATTAATATTTCATATGGACAGAATAGGTTGGAAAACGTTATAAGATGGCAGGAGAGTTTTAACAATCAGGAATCCTATATTTTGGAAGATCAGAAGATGGGAATTTTTTTAGAAGATAGTATTTTCAAAAATGATAGTTTTAGATTGATCGAGCAGACAACTAGAATAAACATGGCTTTAAAATCTTACAAAACAGTAAGATTCCTGGAAAGTAAAATCCCAGACATTCTCTAGGATAAATAACACAGAGATTATTCCCTGAATATAAACAAGAAAAATGAATCAATTAGACAATGAAAATTTCTTCGAGACAATCAAATCCTCCAACAAATGTGTGGTTGATTTTTTTGCAGAATGGTGTGGCCCGTGTAAAGCTATGCATCCAATCTTAGAGGGTGCAGAGAAAGAAATGGGGGAAGGAAAAATTTTTAAAGTAAATATAGAGGAAAATCCAGAATTAGCAGAAAAGCTTGAGATTAGATCTATTCCAACTTTTATCTTTTACGAAAAGGGGAAAGAGATCTCGAGAAAGAGTGGAATGGTTTCTAAGAACTTTTTAATAGAATCCTTATCATGATAGGACCCAGAAGCATTGAAAAATCTAAAATAGTTTTTTGAAACATTTTTATTTGTCGCGAAACTATTTTATATTTGCGATATATAACAACCAAAGATCTTTAAAATATTGGTGATTTGATTTCGAAGCGGCAGATTTGGATACTTCAAACTATACAAATAAGCAACGGATTGGGCTTCAATGTCCAATCTAAAAAAAGAGAGATTCCCTCCCACCGGGTAATACTCACCCAGACGCTAGGCGACTGGAGCAATTGAACGGGTATTTCCAGTAGAAACTGGGGTGTCAGAGACCAGAAGGCTGGAGATTCGCTTCCTTAAGGAGCAACCCCAAACTGGGTATTCTCGAAACAAAAAACCAAATTTAAAAATACTATCCGACGCGGGATAGGGAGTTACTTCAAACTGGAAAACGAAAAAACACTCCCTCTCAATATTCTCGGTAAGTTTCTTTATACTAGACAATGTATTATGGAGGCCTATCGAGAACCGATAAGGCCTTTTTTGTTTTATAACCATAACAAAATATCAATTATGTCTAGATTATCAGAATATTCAGTAAAAGAAACATCAACTATAAGAAAGCACGAAGATGCTGTAGTTGAAAATTTTATGGGTGGCAATTCTTACACCCTTAGTCCATTACAAGCTCTTAAAATTGTAGCTGCTAGCTCTATCTTTGGAGAGCCTCAATACTATAGAGATGGTTTAAATACTTCTAAGACGATAAGCAACCATTCTACAATTTTAGAATATTCCATTCTCAAGGATTTATTTAAAGACAATACCACCGCTGTAGATGTGTTTACGAGCGCAATTGATCGTGCCTTAGATTATGACTTCAAAGGAACTTTAGACTTAGCTACGGAGCTAAGAACGGTGTTTTACATGAGGTTAAATCCTTCTGTTATTTTTGTTCGCGCTTCTATGCACTCAGGAAGGGCAGAGTTCAATGAAAAACATCCAGGTTATATGAAAAACGTGGGAAAATCAATCGCTTCTCGCCCTGATGATCTAACCAACCAGTTCGATTATTTCATGTTTTTGAACAAGTCTAAAAACAAGTTAAGTTCTTTGATCAAAAGAACATGGGCTGAAAAATTGCAGGAATATTCCAGGTATCAATTAAACAAATACAAAGGGAAAAAACTAATTGATCTGGTTAGAATTTCTCATGCTTTTAGTCAGGATATTGACGAGCTAATGAAGACCGGAACATTAAAGGTAGAGGAAAGTGAAAGAACTTGGGAGAATTTAAAATCTGAGGGAAAGACCTGGACTGAAATTTTAGAAAAAATTGAAATTCCACACATGGCTCTTTTAAGAAATCTGAGAGGAATTTTCACTGAGATCAATGATGCAGAGGTCGCTAAAAATGTATCAGAGAAACTTAAGTCCGGGGTATTAAACGGGAAGCAATTTCCTTTTAGATACTGGTCTGCTTATAAAGCTATTGGGAAAGAGAACGAGGTTAACCATAAAGGAATTCTAATGGATGCTCTGGAGGAGTGTATGGATATTGCAGTTGATAATATGCCAAAGCTAAAAGGTAAAACTATTTCTCTTTCTGATAATTCAGGTTCTGCCTGGGGTTCATGTAACTCTGAATATGGATCTGTTTATGTAGCTGAGATCGCAAACCTATCTTCTTTGATAACAGGTAAGAATTCAGAGGAAGGAGAGATAGGATTATTTGGGGATCGCTTAATTGTTGAGCCGGTTTCTAAAAGAGACGGACTTCTTTCTCAGCTTAATAAGGTTAATAATATTGAAAAGGAAGAAGGAAGGATCGGAGGAGGCACGGAAAATGGAATTTGGTTATTCTTTGATGATGCTATCAGAAATAAAAAACATTACGATAATATTTTTATCTATTCTGATATGCAAGCTGGCCATGGCGGATTATATGGAATAAGATCGGAAGACTATAAGGATTTTATCCACGGCGGAGGTGGATTTGGAAGACATATTGATGTATTAGCTCTCGTTACAAAATACCGCAAGGATGTAAATTCAAAAGTTAATGTTTTCAGCGTTCAGGTTGCAGGATATAATAACAGTGTACTTCCCGAAAATTTATACAGGGGAGCAATTCTAGCAGGATGGACAGGCAAAGAACCAATTTTTGCTAAAGCTATTATCGATACTTGGGATCAGATAGAATCTAATCAATAAATTTAAAAGGATCTTCGGATCCTTTTTTATTGGATATATAAAGTATGAAAGTTATAGATCACTTTGGGCTTATTGAAAGACTTAACGTTTCCTTTTCTGAATTTAAAGATCCCAGGGATGGGCAGATCTATCAAACAGTGAAGATAGCAGGAGTAGAATGGTTCAGAGACAATCTCAATTTTGATGACACCGAAGAGTTTGGAAACGTAGCACTTTTGCAAGATGTATTTTCTGTTGAAATGCCTTCAGTCAAAGTTCCTGATAGTGATACCTGCGGTAGACTATATTCTTTCTCCGCAGCTCAGGAAGCTTGTCCAGAGGGATGGGAAATACCTAAAAGGGAAGATTTTATAGAATTATACAAAAAGATCGCACAAAAAGATCCTTTTAATTGGAAAGATCCGGAAAGAGCTATGTTCTTTTATACCTTTTATGGAAAAAATTCCATTATGGGGGTAAAAGATTGCGGATATTACGACAATCTTGATTACACGACAAAAGAAGTGGCTAAAAGAGAAAAAAAATTTACAAATAAACCTGGATGGGGCCACATTTTCACAAGCACCTCAGGATCATTGATCAACGGAGGATCTGTTTTTGTTTATAGATCAGATTATAAACACGGGGTTGAAGACGTAAGATATGGATTTTATCCGGTTAGACCGATTAGAAAAAATATATAAGACATGGAAATAAAAAGATTTTACGATTTCTTAAATGAAATGAGAAAAGGATACGGAGAGGATTTTTCCCTAAGAGATGTTAAAAAAGGAGAAATCGTTGCATTTAGAGGCACAAGATACTTTGTTATAGATTCTAACGAGGTTATCCTAGAACTCTCTAAAGACAAAGGTGCAAGTCCAGGCGACAGAAAAAATATACTTGCAAATAGAAGTATGTTCAGAGAATACGGAGCCATTCCTGATCAAAATTGATATATAAAACATAAAACTATAACAATGAAGCACCTTAAAACATTCGATTTAATAAACGAAGAATTTGATACACCAACAGAGCAAGAGATTTATGCAGAGACATGGAATCCTTCAGAGGTTGCAGAAGCAGATTATGATCTGATCTGGACTAATGCAGAGGGCGAAACCGTTTCAGCTTCATTTGCTGCTTCCCCTGGTCCCATCATGAATGATGCCGGTGGTAGCGCAACCTCAACATTTGACAGCGTGCAAGGAACATCCACCGACGGAAAAGATTATGTGGCAGAGGCAGTTTATGAAGAGACAAAAGAAGAAGGAAAATATGCTATTGTTTCTTTTATCATTCATTCCGTTTAATTAATTTAAAAAGAAAAATAAAAGGTTGTTTTCGAAAAAAACAGCCTTTTTTAGTGGAAACATTGGAAGGTTATTTGGATATAATCTCTGGTTTTAAGTATCAAAAATAGTTGTTTTTTATTTAGATACATACTAGCAATATAAGAGTAAATAGTAAATGGCACTGGTAATCTACACTAAATTAAAAGAGCTACAAATACAGGAAAAAGAAATCTACGAATTTGGAAATTGGCTAAGAAGTTTTACTAACGAAACCACATGGGAGGAAGATGACGAGTATATGGGAGATTATGAGGAGGATTCCGAAGCACCTACAAATCAAGACGGAGATATTATGGAATATCCCTGGGATGATTTCTGTTACGTGATTATTCCTGATAATTTAGATGAATTAGAGGAAGCTAAGGAGGTTGCAGAAACCCTTGGTGTATATTCAAGATTTGATGTTTATGATCTAAATAGAGTATTTCTGGTGGTCAAATAAAAACCACCCAAATACTTTAGATATATAAAAAAAAAGAACAAAAATGGCTTTACAAATAAACCAGGAGATAGAAACACTCAACAAAGGGATCGTTCCTACCCCATACCTAAGAATAGAGTCCTATAGGATTGATAAGCCTCTGGGATACATGATCGTCCAGGTTGCTTTGTTCTCAAGTAAAGCTGATGCTGACACAAACAAATTTGTTTATTCGGAGGATATCACAGAGCCGTTGGGCAGAACAGGTCAAACCGGACCTATTGCCGTTTCTATCGGTTATAATGACGAGAGTATAAATTATCCAGTTTTGCTTGAATTTCCCCTTATCGTAACTGAAGAAGTTTCTGAAGATATCTACGAAACTCAAGAGATCACGAACACCATAACATATAATGATTTTGACGAGAATGGAGATATAGTAGAAAAAACTAGGGAAGAAACAACAACTCAAAGAGTTAAAACCGGAACTAGAACTGTTACTAAATCCCGAATAGATCTGTCTGTTATAGACGGTGATCCCTATGGATGGGCATATACAAAGACTAAAATAGCTTACGAGCAAATTTTTGGAGAGGGTAATCTAACTGATTGTTAATTTATGAGTTCAGTTCAAATAGGTAGTAGTAATATTAACATGGGTAACCAAGGGGGATTGGCTGGTACCGGTCAATTATCCAATCTTTGGGGTGGAACCTCCAATGTGAGTCTAAACAACATTTGGACAGCTAAGGTATATGCTAGAAAATCAGGGCAGTCCAATTTTGGTTATTTTTCC